TCCTGAAGCCAGCTAGAGCTATTGAGTTTATTGCCGTTGATTTCGTTATTACAAACACTGGTGCTTCTTTCGAGGATTAAACATTGAAAAAAGCATCTGAGACCATATATAATATTAGGGAGATAATTTAATATGCCTACAAATTCACAATTCTGGAACCAAGCGAGCATCGAACCCAAACGACAGTTTCGATGGCTGCTTTACATCGCTGGTATGCCACAGTTCATCGTAAAGAACGTAAAAAAACCATCATTCTCAGTCTCCGAGACTGGTCATGACTTTTTGAACTATAAGTTCTACTACCCAGGGAGAGTTGAATGGGCCACAGTTGATGTAACAATTGTAGACCCAGTACAACCTGATTCGACAGCAAGCTTGGTAAAGATATTGGAAGCTGCTGGTTATGTTTTGCCTGACAAGTTTACATCTCAGGCTAATGAGCCAAGAACTATCTCGAAGAAAGCATTCGTCGACGGACTTGGTGGCCAAATACAGCTTGTGCAATTCGGTGCTAACACCGGAGCGCAACAAGAGAACGTACTTGAGAAATGGACGCTGAATAATCCATTCTTAACAAACGTTGATTTTGGTAATCTTGATTACAGTTCAGACGAGCTAGTTGACATTAGTATGACAATTAGATACGACTGGGCAGCTTTAGAGCTTCCTGAAAGAACTGATTCCAAGACCTGGAATCTGAATACCCCATCTACTATATAAATGAAAAGAGGAATAAATGTCTAGAAATTCTAGAAGAACATCAGCAAACCCCCCAACGCCTCAAACACCAGCCCCGCCAAGGGGCTTGCCAACACAAAACAGTGAAAATCCATTCGGGATATCATTTGTTGTGCCCACTGAGGTGGTTTCATTGCCGACAAAAGGAAAGTTTTATGACAAGAACTCTTCTCTCTATGGCCGCGAAACACTGGAGATAAAACACCTAACAGCCAAGGAAGAAGACCTTTTGGCAAATCAAAGTTTCATAGAAGATGGAACGATCTTTGATAGATTGCTGTCGGCAATACTTATTGATCGTTCTGTCAACGTGTCGGAACTAATAGAAACAGACAAGAATGCACTTCTAATAGCATCTCGCATAACGGGATATGGACCAGAGTACTCTATGAGGATGCCATGTCAAGCATGCGGTAAGGTAACAGAGTTTGTGTTTGATCTTGAAAAGAGAGAGATCGAAGACTCGATACCAGAGGGAGTATCCTTTGAAGAAGACACGGGTCTGTTTGTATTCATGTTGCCTAAGACTGAGCTTGAGGCTAAGGTCAGAATCCTAAATGGTAATGATTTGCAGTATTTAGATAAACAAAAACGTAAAGCAGAGGAGTTGGGATTAGATTACAACGCTTCTATATCTTTATTTAGAATGGCTGTAGCAGAGGTAAAGGGTATATCAGACCCATCCTTGTTGAACTCTCTGTTTGAGGCATTACCTGCCTTGGACTCCAGAAAGCTGAGATCCGTGATTGGCTCAGTGACGCCTAGGGTGTCGACCAAACAATCCGTCGCTTGCGGTTCCTGCGAAGAGGAAACGGAAAGCGAGGTGCCCTTTACATTGGGCTTCTTTTGGCCTGACCTCTGATTACGTTCAGAAGGTAACGTATGAGGAAATTCTATTCCTTCAACATTATGGTCATTTTACTTTTACTGAGGCCTATAATCTGCCTATAGGCCTCCGCTCCTGGTTCGTTGACAAGAACGTAGAGATGATTGAGAAAAGAAACGAACAACAAAACTAATTTGCTTGATAATTAGTATATTAAGGAGAGGTTTATCTATATGGCTACATTTGCAAAATTAGTTGAAAACTTGGTAAATGCACAGACCCCTGAAGCCAAGAAAAATGCCAGCGCCGCACTCAATGCGAAGTACAACAATGACGTCAGATCAGCGTCCAAGGGTAGCAAGAAAAGCTCTTCAAGTTTTTCGGGCGAAACAGGCATTCCAGAGACCATATTCGATACGACCGACCCCGCGAAGGCTCTCAATGCAATAGTCGGCGGAATGAACTTTGACGCTATCAAAGAAGACTACAAGGATCTAATCAAGATTCAGAAAGAGTTTATTCAGCAAGGTGGGCAGCATTTTGGACGCTTTGCTGAAGGGCAAGAATTCAACAAGGCAATCTCCCAAGCTGGCGAGACAATGTTCAAATATTTTGGAAACATTCAACAAGGCCAACGAGCTTTCTTTGACACTTCAAAGGCTATGAAAGCTTTCGTCATGGTCAACAACAAAGTAAAGAACGATATGGCCACAACAGTGGGCGTTGCTAACGAGTTGGGTATATCGACAGAAACCATGACTGGTATATTCGACACAGCAATTCAGTCTTTTGGCGCCACCGGTGATGAAGCAGTTGATCTAGGGAGAAAGGTTGCAAACATGTCTCAACAGTTAGCTATGTCCCCTCAAGAGCTAGCATCAAATTTTGCAAAAGCCCAAAAGAGTTTACTGTACGATTCGGGAAAGGTTGAAGGTATATTTAGAAAACTTCAATTTACTTCTCGGGCAACAGGTGTAAGCTTCGATAGCCTTACGAACGCATTTGGAAGTAGTATGGATACATTTCAAGGTTCGTCTGAGAAGGCAGGTAAGCTCAACGCTATTTTAGGAAAATCTGTCTTCAACTCTATAGACCTGTTGGGCAAGTCAGAGTCTGAAAGATTGGAGACAATTGTTGGAGGCGTTCGAAAAAACCTTAGAGGCGGAGTGCAGAATTTAGGTAAGTTCGAGCTTCAATCTATAGCTTCAGGTCTTGGAATGACTCCAGACGAAACTAGAAGGCTGCTGTCAGGAAAAACAACTGTCGAAGAAGCCCTAAAAAGCAAAGCACCGAAAGACCCAAGAGAAAAAGCGCTGCAAGCCCTAGCAGTAGGAGCTGAAAACGTAGACGACAAGTTTAGTTCCCTTATTGAAACACTGGATGCTACAAGAGATCCCATAAAGCGAGCGTTTATTGACGTCGCTGCAGCGCAAAGGAACAATTTCAAGGGACTTTTCGAGCAAGTTGGAGGTCCGCTAGGGTTTGAAAACCCAATGGACGTTCTCGGCTTTACATCAAAAGCCTTGACCAACACAGATTTAGATCCGGCCGCACTCAAAAAACAGTATAATGCCGGCATGTCACTATTTGAGGCCATAAAGAGCGGCGACACCACGCGCGCTAAAGAAATGAAAAGACAGATGGAGATGGGTAGTACACAGCAAGCCGGCTCACCAGGAGGCCGAAGAACAGATCTTGGTTTTGTTCAAAAACAAGCTAACAAGGCCATTGACACACTTGTAAAATCAGTAGGAGATGCAATGAGCGGGTGGACTCAAGTTTTCAACATCAATGTTGACAGAGATGACCAAGTAACGTCGGATAGCAAAGCTGACCTAGTTAAAAAGAAATCCAATTTAGCGCGCGACATGGTAACACAATAGGAGAGTAACATATGATATCATTTCATAACATAGCAAAGGGAAGCGACTGTATGGTAAAATTCTTCAGCGTCGCCACAGGCCTGAGAGTGGAGTTTCCTGCCTTTATAACAAACTTCTCAGACACATACAGCGTTGGGTGGTCAGGAGAGCCTCTGTACGGCCGCATGGATCCCGTGCAGGTATACCAAGGTACAACGAGAACTATCTCATTGGCTTTTGACGTCGTGTCTCCAGATATTGAGGTGGCAAAACAAAACATGCTAAACTACAGTCGACTGACACAAATGTTATATCCTGTCTACAGTGAACCACTAGCAGGCAATATGGGCAAGGGAAGAACATTGAAGGCTCCGCCATTACTTCGGCTTGAATTTATGAACCTCGTCCAGAACAATTCGGAATTCAACCAGGAAAAAGGTTTATTAGGATGCATCAGCGGCGTTGGCTTCGAGCCAAACAGAGATGCGGGTTTCTTCTCAGAGGGAAATGAACTTCTAGCCAAGCACTTCAACATCAGCTTTAACTTCGAACCCCAGCACGAGTCTGAGCTAGGTTTTGAGAGAAATGAATTTCTGAACGAGAACTTTCCCTATGGAAGATCCACAAACACGCTCTCTTCAGGTCAGATACCTGGTACCAACGCAGACGTTGCAGCATTGAGGGCGAACTCTATTACAGGAGGAAACGATTAATGTTAGATAGAAACGAGCAGAGGGAAATACTCATAAATGAAAACAAGCTCTACAAAAAGATGCTCAAAGACCGCGGCCTCAACCGTTTTCGTCATTATTCTAAAATGAAACTGAACAGTATGTCACCCTCAGACATGAAAGACATTACAATTGCGGACCACATATACAAAACCGGTGACAGTCTAAGTAAGTTGTCATATAAGTACTACGGAGACGTGAGATACTGGTGGGTCATCGCATGGTTCAACAAGAAACCTATTGACAATCTTTATAGTGTAGGAGATACTGTACATATTCCGTTACCGCTGGAAGAAGCAATGTACTACGTGAACAAAGATGGCTAAAAAGAAACCAACAAGAAGATTTAACAGTCAATCTTACCTTATGTACCATTTGTTTGTAAAGAACAAAAGAAAAGGCGGACATAATAGCAAGAGCAACATAAGACAATCAAAGCTCAAGGATTCTATAAATGTCTATAAGATATCAGGTGATTATACTCCTGTAACTTTTATATCAAAACTGAACAGGTCTAAAAAGCTAAATGTTTACAAGCATATACTAGACCTTGAGACCTACAAAATGTCAAGCTTGATTCCAGATATAAGCTTCTATAGAGTTAGAGATGAGTTTTATGAGCCTTTTTATTTCCCAGTATCTTCAGAGTTGGTTACAACAGAGTCACTTCTAGCGCCTGGTTCAGGAGTAGGCGGAGTAGGGATAAAATCATTCAGTGCGAATTTCACTGGAAACAATCCTTTCTCTTTCGATAAGCAGATATCTTGCAATTTGGAAATATACGTAGACAACCTGGAGAACATCTTCAAGGAACCACCGCCCGGCTACGCAAAATTAGCAGACCTTTTTACGATATCCAGGAGAGGGTACGTGTCGATGAGGGATGGCCTTTCCCAGGAAGTTTCTTCCGAGAAGATCTATCGGCCATCAAATTATGAGATATCTGCAAGGATGGGGTACTCTGTGTCTCCGCACACAAACTTGCTGACCCCGGAAGAGAAAACGGCGATACAAAACACGGGCCTTTCTATGAGGTTGACACTCAATGACCACACAATCAACGTACAACAAGACGGAACCGCAGTGATAAGTATAAGCTATACGGGAAGGCTTGAGGGTATATTGAAAGACGGCTCTTTGAGTTTGTTGAAGGATCCCGAAGATTTGGTCTTGATGGCAGGCTACCTCGCAGAAGACGAAGCTAGTAAAAAAGTTGATGATATGTCGGCGGAAGAGAAGAAAGCCGTCGAAACCCGACAGAGAACAGAAACAAAGAATAGAATGAGAAAATACTTTGCTTATCTATCTCACATAAATGTTGATTCCGCACAGGACAGGCTTCACAGAATAGGGATCTCAGGTCTGGATATACAAGCATATAAGAATTATCAGACCTCAAAGGAAATAGAAGCTTCTCTTGAAAAGACTTTTCAAGAAGATCTAGATCTCTTCGAAGGTGACGAAGAAATCCAGAATATTATCAGAGAAGACCAAGACGATCGTCGATATGCCATCGATTCTGATTCAAAAGATATACATTATGTTTTTGTTGGAGATATGCTTGAATCAATGGCTTACAACGTGAGAAACAATATCGCGGAGGCTATAACCAGAGCAGAGAAGAAACAGTCATCAGAAGGAAAGGACATGTCTAAATCCATTGAAGCACTTCAGAAGTCAGCAGACATGCTGAAAAATATAAAGATACTGCTGGGAGAGGTACCGATAAGGACTTCCAAAACAGAAGTTAGAAAGATAAATTTAGCAGATGTACCAGTATCAATGGAGATTTTCACCAAATATTTCTTTGATGAAATAGAGCAACAGAGCAAAACTACGCTTTCTGTGAAGAAGTTCTTAGATGACATAGCGACTAGGATAATAAGAAAGGCGCTATCTGGCCACAACGATGTTGAATCTCCATTTCTGGCGTCCAACATTCAAATCAGAACATTGAACATCACAGGCCCAAACGCCAAGAAGTTGTCAGACTCCAAAGTTGAGGTTGATATTGACGATCTTCCGGATTTCATAAAGAGGACGTCTCCAAAGAGGAGAACAGATGAAACTGAATACTACATAATATATGCAGAAACAACTGAGTCAGATACTTCAGGCCTCGCAGGAGATCTTAGAGAAGATGTCAAGAATGGCATATACCATTTTCATGTCGGAAAAAACAGGGGTATGCTAAAGTCAATAGGGTTCAGTAAACTAGATGTTAAGGGAAGGAAAGAAGCTTTGATGTTGGAGTCGGTGTCTCTGTATGATGAACTAAAGATGCCATACACGGCTCGGATATCAATGTTCGGAAATGGCTTGTTCCTACCAGGCGCAATGGTTTATGTGAATCCTTCTAGTATTGGCTTTGGAGACCCCAGAAACAAGAGGTCGGCAGCTGCCCGTCTCGGTCTAGGTGGCTACTATCAAATATTGTCAGTAAATACTTCGTTTGATGGTTCCGCTTTAACAACCGACATTGAGACATCATACACTTCCTGGGCGGACAATGATTCCAGCTTACTGTCTGAGCTGACGCTAAATTCAGAGCAAAAAGTGGACCAAGTTCCACAGAGAACAACGAACACAGATGTCGAGAACAACCAACCCCCGCTTTCATCGTTTGAGAAAGTCAGTGATTTTCAAACTTTACTTGCTTCAGACCTATTGACAAAACCAGAGAAAGATGCTATAGTACAACTAGAGCTTGGGGCTAAACCGGTCCCAGAAGATCCTATAGTTAGAGAGCCTCAAGCAGCCGGAACCAGGGGATACGTAACTCAGCGAGCAGCTGCAAACGTTCGAGTCGAAATAACAGATGATAATAAAATCAGCATAACGAGGGCGAGAATGTGACGTTTACATTTAGAGCGAAAAATGGGCAGACCTCAAGACAGAGCTTTGAAGAGAGAAAGAGGTACAAGCAAAGGATAAATAATCCAGATATAGATTTTATAGATACGTGGTACGAGAGCCCCAACTATGGCTTGTACAATGAGCATTTCGAGCCTGTAATTTTATTATCAGACGAGGATCAAACCACTAGTTCCCAGTTCGGTGATTATGCTGCCCCTGAGAACAGAGCTGCTAACTTCGTGGTCAAAGCCTTTAATATGTTTCGAGATTCGTACAACGCCATATCTGAGAATACGGCGATACCATACCCTCTCTTCATCGAGGGACTCATTCCAAAGAAATCCTATATAGATTTTGACGCAGCTTATCGGGATTACATTTTGGAAACGTCAACCATCTTGTTGAGAAAAGTGACAGAGCAAGAATCGAAAATTAGAAATTTTGAAGATTTCGAAGCGGTCCTCAAGAGCATCCTGGTTCTGGAGGTAAAAGACAGGCCACTTTCTCGGAGCGGTTTCCTGTTGTCAAATAAGTGCCCAATCAACGTATCGGGTCTCTGTGTTGAGTTATCTAATTTGCCCTACGACATTGATCTGCAAAAGGGACAGATGATACAATCTAGAGAATTCTTGTGTTATGCCGACTTAGCTAAAGATGCAGGATTTTACATAGATAAGAATGCACCATGGAGACTTGTGGCGAATCTTGAATCCCCAGTTATGAGATCTCTCATAAAAGAGTACCAGCAAAACACTACAGTGGAAAACACATTATCTAGGGTCTTCAGAGTCAAGACCCAATATGACGACTACGAGGCTATACGAAGCGCAATGACAGGCATATACAATCAGTTTCTATCAGATAACCCGATGTACACATACGTATCGAGATCTAAAGGTAGAAACGTAAAAACAAAAGGGCTGCGAGAGAGGATAGGAAACTACGTCGATGTAGAGAAGTGGCTGTCCCTGCTTTTAGAAGTGAGAATGCTCGAATTAGGAATGGATATGCAACTTTTTGAAAAAAACAAGAGAGAAGTACTTGACACGCACACACTTTATAGTGTAAGATATGGTAATGGCCTAAAGCCCGGACTAGGAAAGATAGCGTCTTTCTGTTCGGCTCACCTTGAGAAGGTTTATAGCTCCCGAGACCAGATAAACAGTTATGATAAGACAACACTAAAGGATTATCGTTGATTTTACAGACATTAGATATAAAAGACAACTGCAAAGGCATCTTTCATAGAGGTGCTTTTTTATTTGAGGGCGTAGAAGAGACAGCCAACCGCTATTTTCTCGCTTGGAAGCACTCACCCATGCTTGAGGACGAGAACTTTCGCTATCTCTTCCTTTCCCTGAAGGACGACGACCTTTCAACCTACTCAATCGACCCTGAACTGTACGAAGAGTACAAAAAGAAGATGCTGGCCCAAGGTAAAGCCGCAGCAACAGCAAAAATAGATCTAACAGAAGAGTGTTTCTTTGATTTGCTTCCTGAGCACCAACTAACCAAGTGGTTCAAGATGAGAGAGCAGGCACTACACTCTCTCCACAAGGCAACCAAGCGTGAGGACGATTATGACATCCTTCACAAGGCACATGTCCTGACTTCTGAGATCGGCCGCCAAGACCTGATGTTCGAAGGCAAGAAAGGCAGAGTTCAATACAACATCTTTGGCTCGGCAACAGGAAGACTAACCACCAAGAAGGGTTCAGTACCTATCATGACCCTAAAGAAGGAAGAGAGGTATAAAATAACCCCTCAGAACGATGCTTTCGTGGAGCTAGACCTAAACGCAGCAGAAGTAAGAACGCTAATGGCTCTATCAGGTCGAGAACAGCCGCAGGAGGACATTCACGCATGGGTGACAGAGAATGTGTTCAATGGAGAGATAGAACGCTCAAAAGCGAAGGTAGAGTTGTTTGCGTGGCTGTATAATCCTTCGAGTTCCGAAAGTCGATTTGACGAATTTTTTTCGCGGCAAATTTTTCGAGATTTTTTTGCCCCTGAAGACGAAGTGCTTACAACGCCATTTGGCAGAAGACTTGCCGTGGATGAAAGAAAAGCACAAAATTACTTGCTTCAATCGACGACATCTGATATAGTTATACAAAACGCATACAAGATTATGAAGATGCTAAAGGGCAAAAAAAGCCAAATAGCGTTTACATTGCACGATTCGATTATTATTGACATGTGCAAAAAAGATGCTATAATGTTAAGAAAGATAAAAGAGCAATTCGAGGAAACACCTTGGGGCCCTTTTAGGAGCACGTGCAAGATCGGTAAAACATTCGGCGATCTAAAGGATTTAGTGATTTGAAGACAGTATTGGGCATAGGTACGGCAGGCAGCAACATAGTGAAGCAGCTTGGCGAGTACAAAACATACAAACCATACACGATATGCACCGAAAATATAAAAACAACAAAATACCACTTCAATCTACCCGAACTCGACGGGCCCGAAGAGTACGAAGCAATGGATATGACCAAGCTAGAGAAGTGGCTCGGTACAATCGAAAAAAAATGCACCGTATTTCTTTGTGGAGCCTCTGATTCATCGGGCATCACTTTACGTGCACTTCATTCTCTACACCAAAGAGGTGTGAAAATGGATATTGTGTACTTTATGCCCGAAACAGAGGTGCTTTCTGAGATGAAAATTCTCGCCGAAAGAGCTACAATGGGTATTTTGCAAAATTATGCTCGAAGTGGTTTGTTTGGTAAGATATGTCTTGTGTCCAACATCGAACTGGAGAGAGTCGCGGGTTCAACGAACGTATTTGACTATTACAGCCAAATAAACCGTGTATTTACAAGCAGTTACTACATGATGGACGTTTTTAGCAACACAAAACCAGTGACATCAACTTTTTCCAGGCCGAAGCCTAGCTGCAGAATAACCACTATAGGTTTGGGATCACTAGAGAATCAAGAAAAGTTACTTTTTCCTTTCAAACAAGAAGTAGAAGTGGTATACTATTTTGGTATCAATGAAGAAAAGCTTAGAACGGAAGAAAACTTGTTTAGAACAATTACAAATAAAGTAAAAGCAAGAATTACAGAAGAAACAAAGGTCTCGTTTGGGATCTATCCAACAAAATATGAAGCAGACTACATTTACGTAGAATACTTCTCTCCAAAAATTCAGCAAATAATTGTTGACACAGAATAAGAAATCTGATATTATATAAACAGTTGGTCAGGAGATTTGCTGACCTGCTATAGCCAAACGTGCAAAAAAACAACATACCATAGGAGGTAATAACAATGGCACTTAATTTAGACGCTATGAAAGCGAAACTCGATAAACTTAATGGAAAGGGAGACGGAAAGAAAAACTTCTGGCGACCTGAAGAGGGAGAAAGCAACATCCGTATTGTCTCCACGAAGGACGGCGACCCGTTCAAGGAAAAGTTCTTCCACTACGGTGTTGGTGGCCAATCTTTTCTCTGCCCAAAGCGCAACTTTGGGGATGACTGCCCAACCTGCAACTTCGCCAACAAGCTTTGGAACGAAGGTACAGAGGACAGTAAAAAGCAAGCAAAGGAACTCTTTGCAAAGCAACGCTTCTTTTCTCCGGTTCTTGTCCGAGGAGAAGAAGCAGAAGGTATTCGAGTTTGGGGATATGGTAAGATGGCTTATGAAAAGCTTCTTACAATTGTTCTCGACCCTGACTATGGTGACATCACAGACCCTGAGAACGGCAACGACCTGAAGTTGATGTACGGAAAACTTCCTGGTGCAAGTTTCCCTCGCACCGACATTCGACCTCGGCCTCGAAAGACTGCTCTCTGTGATGATGCAGTCGGCGGAGATGACCGATGTGCAGAACTTTTGGAGACCATTCCAAACTTCGACGAAATCTTTGAGCGTAAGACAACTGAAGAAGTTCAGTCTATTATGGACCAGTTCCTTTCAGGAGAGACTGGAAATTCAGAGGTGGAGAAGTTTGGTGGCAACAACACCGCGACCACAACGTCTTCAGACGCAGTGGAGAACGCATTCAACGATTTGTTGAATCAGTAGGTGAAACATGGCTAAGGTTTCCAAGCTCAAAAAGGGTGCTTTAGATATTGCCTCCATCAGAGGTATTATCAACAAGAAGGCTGGTAGAGAAGTTGCTCATTCACTTCAGGATAACAATCCAACAGAAGTGAATGAGTGGATTCCTACTGGTTCGAAATGGCTTGATGCCATTATTTGCAAGGGCAGACACGCTGGTATCCCTGTAGGTAAAATCTCAGAGATCGCTGGTCTTCCTGGCACTGGTAAGTCATTTTTGGCTGCCCAGATTGCTGGGAACGCTCAAAAGATGGGTATTGATGTGGTATACTTTGATTCAGAGTCCGCCATCGACCCTTCTTTTATGGAGCGAGCAGGTTGCGACTTAGACAGGCTTATGTATGTCCAAGCAGCATCTGTTGAGTTTGTCCTGGAAACCATCGAAGAACTACTAGCTACTGGAAACAAGTGGCTTTTCATTTGGGATTCACTGGCTCTTACTCCCTCGATTTCTGATATTGATGGCGACTTCAATCCTCAGTCCTCGATGGCGGTAAAGCCTAGAATCCTAGCCAAGGGAATGTCCAAACTAACTATCCCTATCGCTGATGCTAATGCTACCTTCTTAGTCCTCAATCAGTTGAAGACTAACTTGGGAGCAAGAACGCCAGCGCAGGCTATGACTGAA